TGATTGTGCAATTGGATCATCAACACTTGAACCTGATGTATAACTTCTTCTTACAATTTGATAACCTGTTCCAGTGTCTTCAAAAAAGATTCCATTGTTTGCATCAAAAGTTCCAACACGTTGTTCTAATCCAGATTCTTGTGCATTCATTACAAATGTATTAAATATAAATAATGACTTACCTGGTTGATAACTCATTACTCTTTTAGATTGTCTAATAACTTTGTCACCACTAGCTGTAGTTACATTTAAATTAACTGTAGATTTATTTGCGGTATAAGTAACTGTTCCTGATCCAGTTAAAGATTCATCAAAAAGATTATTTTTTGACATTACATTTGTACTATCAAAAATAGTAAATGGATTAGAAACTCTTAATCTTCCAAATGCATCATAAGCATTTGATCCATTTCCACCACCAATAACTGTAGGTTCTACATTTACATTATTACAAGACATTAATATCTCGCGTTAAACCAAGAAACACGTTCTATTTCTTGTTTTAAATCTTCTTGAAAAGAAAAATTTAATTGGTTCTTTAATGTTTCTAAAGATGCGTTTAGTTGTCTTTGGTTGGCAGCATCGTATTTATCTTTAGGTTCAGGTATTTGTACCGTAATCTTAGCCATGTAATGCTTTACCTCTTTCTTTTGAAGAGAAACCTGGAGAAGAAGTTACTTGTCCTCTGTTTCTATCCGGTATACTTCTATCTTGACCACCGCTTATAACTCTTTGTGCCATTGCTCTTTCTTGATCAGCAACTGCTGTTTGCGTTTGACGTTCTAAAGTCTGTGCAGCTTTTTGTTCTCGTTTAGCAGCTAAGTAATCTGCCATTGTTTTAGATCTTCCAAATAAACTAGATTGAACTTGAGTATTTAAATTTTGTAATGCTCCTATAGGATTGATTTCTGGACCACCCATTAAACCAGATGCTAGACTAGCTAATCCTACAAATTGGTTTCCAGGAATTACAAAGTCTAAGGCTTTTCCTAAAACTTTTGATTTTAAACCTTCACTACCTATTTTTTGTAACGCATAATTTCTTACTCTGTCTTTTGCTACATTAGTTGCTATTTCTTTTAAAGTTGGTATCATTACAGGACCTTCTTGAGGTGCCAAATTTAAATCTTGATTTACCATCGGTTGGTCTACAACAGAAAAAGATGGTACATAACCTTCAAACCCTGGTTGAGCTTGTATTGCAGCTATTCCTGTAGGGTCTTGTGCCATAGCAACATTGTTAGCATAATCTCTTAAAAATATTTCATCCATTATCTTCTTCCATCTGGTTGTGTATCAAACCTAAATAAACCTAATCTCCAATTTTCATTTACTGCATCGTTTTGCACTTTAAAAGATGCTAGTCTTGCTCTAGCACGTGTATCTACTTTATCAGTTGATGAATTAATTGTAAATGGTCCAAGAGGTGATGAAGTTGCGGTATTGGATGGGTAGTCTCTAAGATTTAAAGTAACTTTTGCATTACCAGTTAAAACTTTAAAATCAGGTACAAATCTTCTTATCTTCATTAAATATTCACCATCTCCATCAACATCTAAATCAAAATCTCCAGACTCTATGTAGGCTTGTATTGCTGTATTAACACCTGCAAATGTAGTTTCATTTACACCTGTTTCATGTTCATAATATGTTGTAGCACCTTGTGATGTAGATATGCCATTTACCACAGGATAAGTTGGTGCAACATTTTCTGTAAATTTAGTTAAATAAGGTTTATCATATATAGATGCATCAGCTCCTGAAGTTCTAGCTAAAGAACCTGTTACCCAAGTTCCTTCTGCATAATTATAAGTTACTACTCTATCTACTGCAGTAGATCCAGATTTAACATAGAACCAAGATATTTCTGAAAATAAACTGTTATGTACAGCACACACTTGTTCTCCTGCATCATTGTTAATTCCTAAATTATCTCCTGTTGTTTGAAATACAAAGTCCTCAACTAAACATGGTAGCTTTTTAACAGTACCATCATAAACAAAAAAACCACCTTCATCAGACATCCAGTATACAGCTCCATCTACGAATGCTGTTGCGTGTTGTCCAATTAATCCACAGTTAGCACCTACTTGCCTTACTGAAAATGTAAATGGTGGTCCTACAAACTGCGTTACATAAGCAGCAGTATTGGTATGAATCATAATATAATCTTTACCTTTTGTTGCTCCAATAATCTGTGTTCCGTTATCAATTCTAAAAGTACCTGCAGTATTTACTGAAGTTGGTTGATAATCAGATATATTTTCTTGATCTGAAAATCTAATAAACATTTTATCTTGAGTAGATGTATCACCAATTGTTGTTTCAGTTCCTAAATGAAACAAATGTCTATCTTGGTCTGATACAATTGTCATAACTGATTTAGTAGGATTATTAGCTACTGAGGTTGCTCTAGTTGTTAAAGCCCCCGTTCCACTAGCTTGAATAGGCAACCATTGAAATGTTCTACCATTATGTACTGTTGCGATTAAATTTTGTCCAAAGTTATCTAATGACCACATACCAGGATCTAAGAATATATCTGTTGCAGTTCTAGGTGTACCCCAAGTATCTTGCCCCCATTTACCGACACCCCATCCAAACGCAGGATTTTGAAACACATCTCCAATTTTTATATAGGGTAGAACATCTAATGTTCCGTCATTCGTGGCTCCTGTTCCTGTTTCCGCTGTAGGCATTTCAATTGTAAATGTTGTAGCTGTTGGAACTGTTTTTACTTCAAATAAAACATCATCAAAATCTGTAGCTGTGTAGTTTGTTTGACCTCCAGTAAAGGATCCCGCATTTTCAAATGTTGTAATATCTCCTACTTCTAAATCATGTGAACTAGTAGTTGTAATTGTTACAGTTGTTGATCCGTTAGTCGTTGTTATGTTTGCACCAGTAGATTGTCGGTCAGGATCAATCGGTGTAATATCATAAAAATCACCATCATAATAAATATATAAACATCTATTGGTACCTATTGCTGCATACTTACGTCCATCTAAATCTGCATATACATGTTGTTCTCTTGCAACCCCTATTAATGTATTAGCATTTAATTCTTGCCAACCACCAATTTTTTCAGGCATTCCGTACCTAAACCTAACATTATCACCATCTACCCATACATTTTCAGCTTGGGTATCGGTAATTTGTTTATTAAATCCAGGTCTAAAAGGTATTTTTGTTAAAGCCATACAGCATTATAACATAATAGAATAGTAAGTTTAAGCACGAGGGCGTGGTGTGGTGGAGCCCTCGTACCAGTCTTATTTATAGACTATTTTTTAGGATTAGTCAACTTAGCACCTTTAAACCAAGCTGGTAGACCAATTAAAGGTCTCTTATCTAATTCGTTTTCTTTAGCAGTTTTAGATCCTGCTTTATTATAATGTAAGAATACTTGACCACAGTTCTTACCTTTGAATTCTTCTCTCCAATGTTCTAATTCACATCCAGAATAAATTAACATATCTCCAGGTTCAAGGTCGACTTTAATTCCAGCCTGACCTTCCTTACCTGTTGGGTCTAAATAAATTGGCCATTCATCTCCACCTAAATTTAATGTTGTTGAAATTTCACAAGAGTACCTATCTTTGTGACGTGCTAGTACATCACCTTGTTTATAAATTCTTGCATAAGAATATGTTTCAGATAATTTTAAACCTGTATGTTTTTCCATAACTGGTTTTACTTGTTGTAATAAAGTTTCCATTGCAATATCAGAATAATGAGAATAAGTGTTTGGTACTTGTTGATCGTTCCATACACCAAAGTATTCTGTAAATGGTGAAATGTATTTGTTATCAAATAAAAATCTTGCAACCTGTCTTTTGTTTAAAAAATATTTATAAACAAAATCTGCGAGTTCTGGTGAAATAGTTCCTTTTAATACTGAGTATTTATTTTTTTTGAATGACATCATTTTCTCCTTTGTATTGTAAAACTGATTTTGGTATTGCCTGACAATTCCAATGTATAAATCTAAAAGGCTCATAACCCATATCAACAATATATTGATGAGGCATATATGATGGAAAGAAAATCATTCTACCAGGTTTTACCTTATAATGTATTTGTGAAGTTGCATAAGTGATATCTGCCTTATTTTTTTCTGGTAATAAGTTCATTATATTACCTGGTCTTGGATCTTCGAACATTGGCATAGATGTTTTTTCACTAGCTTTTAAAAAATAAAAACCAGACATATGTCCATTCCAATGTGTATGTAAAGTATGATGACCGCCACCTTTTTTAGCAAACTCTTGTACCCACATTTCTGTAATAAACACTTGATAATTTGTTAAATCAAAACCCATCTCTAATAATAAATTATGAGATGTTGCTCCTACATAATTTTGTAATTCTGCAAAATTAGGATCTCCAATTAAACTTGTTGAATGAAATACGTGACCCATATCCCCTTTATCACCAAACTCTTTATTTCTTTTATCAATCGCTTCTTTTAAATTTTTCTTTGATTGTTCAATATAAGGATCTGATGTTTTATTTAAATCATCTACAAATTTTTCTTGATCTGCATACCATACAGGACAAGCAAAATATTGTTCTCTTGCAAGTTGTTTTGGATAACCTTCTTCAATAATCTTTTTTGTTTTTTCTTTTTTAGCTTTTGCTTTTTTCTTTTTCATATTTCTCCTATCTAAATGGATAT